CCTGGTTTTGGGCTATGTGCAAGAGATGCAAGTCTCTTGGGCGTAGTCGAGCTCGCTCCAGAGCTGTACAAACTCTTCGAGGGTATGAGCTAGTCGACGTTAAGGTTGCGTCGTGCAATGACGAGATGGTGGGATGTATTTGGGTGCAGTCACGCATGGTGCGCTACCTGGGTAGAAGCTTTCGTAGGGTTGGGGGCCCCGAAGTGAGAGTAACTCCTAGGTCGGCTTTGCCAGCCGTGGCAGCCTTTGATGTTGGGGGCGGCGATGGGTACGGAGATAACCCACTGGTCGTGTTCTCAAGCATTGAAACGGTATTGGCCGATTTCGAGCGAAGTTACGGCGTGCGTTCCCCTGAGCGGGGGAATGATGCTACTATCGAAAAGGTCTTGCCTGCACTCTGGACGCATCTCAATCCAACTTTGAGCAGCTGGCGAGTTCCTCAGGATTGGAGACTCGGAGATTTCAAGGGGCCTGCTGCCTCTGGTGTTCCTGGAGTAGAGAAGTCGCTCGCTCTACCCATATTCGCGCCTGCGATTGATTGGGCTTACGAAGGCATGCACAATGGACCTTTCTTCATCGGAGAGGCCTATACGCTGGCCGGCAAGTTCAAGCGCAATGACGGTGCAATTGGGGATGTGTTGAAGTGTCGGTCCTTGGTGTTTCCCGGGGTCGTGACGGTTGGCTGCAATGCTGCCGTGTCACAGGAGGTGGCTCGCTGTCTCAAGCAACGCGTGTCTTGCGTGAGTATAGGGGGTCACGCGGGTGACAGCACGACAAATTGGGATTATGTGAAGCACAAGGACGCGTTGTGGGCTGGTGCCGTCGATTGGAAGAGATTTGGTGCCTCACTGCGGCCACGGTTGATCAAGTACGCCTTCATGGTGATGAGGTGTTTGTTCGGGCCGGGGGAGCATTGGGACTGGTTCTTCGCCAACGCTTGCTATCAGGTGATCTACAAGCAGATGGTCCTACCGGATGGGTCGGTGATAGAGTTCACTCAAGGAAACCCCTCCGGTCCGTGGACGTCACTTGTGGATAGCATCTGTAATGCTATCTTGGTGTTGACTGGTGCATCTGAGTGCGCGCCTGCGTTCGACCTCGACGACTTGAACTTGACGCTGACAGGCGATGACATGTTGGTTTCATCCCAGGTGATGGGGTTATCCGTGTTTCAGATCGGGGAGATGGCCGAGTCGTTGTGGGGGACTCGGGTCGGGGATTACGAAGTGGGCCTCGTGATCCCAGAACCAGGAGGCCTAGGTGTGTCGTACCTAGCGACGCGTCTACACTTGCAGGCTAAGGTGTGGGACTCGGAGCGCATAACGGCGCTGGCAACCCTGCCAGAGAAGAATAGGGACAGCATTGGCGGACAGCTGTCGAGGATGGCCTATGCAGACGCGGCGGTGATGGTTGGCATCGGACTCGAATCGTTCGCTAAAGTCTTGTATACTGTTTCTAACAAGACGGATTTGAGAGGAAGACCACATGACTGGACGAGCATCATGTTGGCGGAGAAACAAATGCGCGCAACCGTGAAGGCGCAGATGCCCAGGGCGTGGGCGGATGAATATCACGGGTCCGGAGTTGACAAGATGCGCCTGGGTCAATTTTGGGAGGGGGACAGGTTGGGCTGGGGGGCCAAGGCTCGCACACGTGCGCGAGTCCACCTGATTCACTACATGGAGATGAGTGGGCATCGTAGATTTAACGCCGTCTACGAATTGGGAGGGCGATGGCTCGGACGCGATGGGGGCATGGGACTCGCGGCCGGAATTCAGTGGGTCAGAAAGGTGTTTGACCAGCGCTTTGTCGGCGCAAAGGAGACGTACGGGGGGTAGACCTGGCCCGCCCGGCAACCAACATGTTAGTCTAACGAAGATACCGG